GATATATTAACAAAAATTTCACGAAATAGTTATAATAATTTTATTGAAGTTCATTTACCTAAGATTTTAGAAAGAACCGTATTGAATGTTAACAAAAATCAGGTGAATGGTGAATTCAAAACTCAAATGAAAGTTTCATTTTTTGACTCAAAAGATAAAGAAGAAATAAAAATAGGAGAAATTTCTGTCAATCCCAATGAAGCAAGATTAAAGGGTTTCACTTATTCTATGCCTATATCTACAAATATGAAGATTGAATTAATTCACAACGACGAACGTATGATTATACCTTTTGAAAATTTTAAGCTTCTTGATTTTCCTGTAATGTTACACAGCAAATATTGTAATTTGTATTCAAAATCTTCTGTTGAATTAGTTGAATTAGGAGAGAGTCCGGAAGAACGCGGTGGATACTTTATAATCGATGGGAGTGAAAAAATAATTGTTTCCCAAGAAGATTCGAAAAAGAATTTAATAACGACTAACTTTAAACAATACTCTGATTATACAGAATATTCAGCCAGTTTGCAATCATCGATTGATGATTCAAAACGTCCTGAGATACATCGTATTTTCACAAAGAAAGATAATTCTATTGTGGTAAGAATACCATATTTTGCAGTTATTGGAAGAGAGTTTCCATTAGTTGTTGTTTTACGAGCGTGTGGTTTCGATAATGATAAAGAAATATTGAAATATATATGTGGTAATTTAGAAACAGATTTATCAAAAAGAATTATTGATGAATTGAAGCCATCATTTAAGGAAGCCCACGGTGTGCCAGACCAAATAACCGCCATGAAATTTATGTCCTTTTTCTCAAAACAAAAAGCTGGTAAAGATGATAATAATGTAGATACAGTATTTGGAAATATATATAATCTCCTTTCGCGTTTCGCTGCTCATCAAAATAATAAAAATATGTATGATTCAAATGAATTATACTTAGCGAATTTAAAGGAAAAGGGAATATATTTATGTGTTGTAATCAGAGAATTACTTTTTGTAAAATTTAATCTTAAAGAAAAAACTGATCGCGAAGATATTGCCAATAAAAAGGTTCGTTTAAGTGGAGCTATTATTCTTGAAATGTTTCGTGAATATTTTGAAGAGTATACAAAGACATCAAAATTAACAATTGATCAACATATTGAAAGTAATAAGGCAAAAGTTAACAATATGTCAATTGAAGAGCTTAAAAATGAAATTATTAATAATAAAATATCATTTTTTAACACAACAAACTTTCAAAACAATATTACTAAATCGTTCCGTTCTAAGTGGGGTAAGAATCCAAACTCTGACCGTAATAAAGGTATCATTCAAAGTTTTGCGAGACATACTTTCCTTGAGTCAATCTCGCATCAAAGACGCATTCATGCCTTTATTGAATCCGGGTTATGGACGTTTGATCGTCGTCGATTACACCCGAGTCAGCAAGGTTACGTTTGCTCTATTGAGGTTCCGGATGGTCCTGGTGTCGGTACATCAAAGCACTTCGCTCATACTTGTATCGTAAGTGAAGAAAAAGACCCGCAAGAAATGGAATATTTTATAAAGGAATCAAAAATATGTACCAAAATTACTGAAACTTCAAAAATATTTGCGGATGATATTGTTCGTATTTTTATAAATGGTAAGTTTATTGCTGTAACAGAAGAACCTGCAAGATTGAAGGGAGAAATTGATAAAAAGAAATATGATAAAGACGATAAATCCATTGATGAATTTTGTTCTGTTTGTTGGGACATTCAAAATAGCACTATTGATATAAATATGAATAGTGGAAGGTATTTGCGTCCTCTAATAAATACAAAAAAATCAAAAGTAACTTTTACAGAACAGCAAAAATTTGCGTCTACGCCCGAATTCTTATTAGACAATGGATGCGAGTATTTTGACCCTGATGAAATAAAGCATATTTTGGTTAAATATAATGATAATAAAGACACAAAATATAAAGAGTTAACAAAAACATTTCAATTAGGTTTATCTGCTTTAACATTACCTTACTTGGAACACAACCCATTAGCTCGTAATCGTTATGCTTGTTCACAGGTTCGTTCCGCGGTTTCTCTTTATGCGAGTAATTTCAAGACGCGATACGATCAAAGTGCGAATCTTCTTCATTACGGTCAGATTCCAATAACTTCAACTGGATATCTGAATTTACTCAATAATGACAAGTCACCTTATGGTCAGAATCTTATTGTTGCTATTGCGACTTACAACGGTTTTAATCAGGAAGATTCCGTAATTATGAATAAAAGTGCAGTGATGCGCGGAATGTTCAATTCCACTTACATCAAATCTCATAAATTTGTTGAAGAAATCAGTAAAGATCGTGAAATTGGCAACATAGAAATATTTAACAATGCCGACCAAAGTTATAAAAAAGTTAAATATGATTATAGCGGAATTGATAAAAATGGTATTATAAAGACAGGAACTATTCTAAAGGAAAACATGGTTTTAGTATCGGCGCGATTAAAAAAAGGACCTGATGATTATACAGACGTATCGTTGGTTATTGAACATCCTCATAAGGGCGAATTTATAGATAAAGTTTATTTGAGCAATACGTCTCCACGAATTGCCAGAATCACCACAAATCAAATGAGACAGCCAATTCATGGTGACAAGTTTGCATCACGCCAAGCACAGAAGGCAACGGTTGGTTTGTTACTCGATACAAAGGATATTCCTTATACAGAAGATGGAACGGTTCCTGACATTTTGTTTAATGTTCATTCGTTTCCTAGTCGAATGACAATCGGATTGATGTTCGAATTTTTGTCATCTCTCGTTGGTATAAAGAATGGTTTAGTCGTTAATGTTTCTCCATTTAATAATGTTAAAAATATTCAGGAAAAATTTGAAGAAATTTTAGGTAATCAAGATAAATTTTCAGAAAGAAACTTATATTCGCCTGAAACCGGTGACGTAATCTGCGAAAATGCGTGCTTTGGTAATATCTTCTATAAAAGATTGAAACAGCAAGCAGAAGATAAAATGTATTCTGTCGGTGTAGACGTGAATATCGATACTATTACGGGCCAAGCGAAAGCCGGAAGAGCTCAAGGTGGTGGACTTAAGATTGGTACAATGGAACGCGACTCCTTATTAGCCTCTGGTATTTCAAATTTTGTAAAAGAATCGTTCGTTGAAAAGGGTGACAAAACACGTATGACAATAATTGATGAAGAAGAAGGTGACGTATTGGTTGAGACAACAAAAGGTTTCAATTTATTTAAAAATGAGCTAACTGGTTTAGGACTTAAGGTTTTACCTACGGTATAGGATTTGTGATGAACACAAATTTTTAAACATATAAAGATAAGACGCACAGATATTTACGTGAAACATATAATAATGGACGAAAAAAATCAATATATGAAAACTTTGTTTATTGAAAAATATTTTCAAATGATTCAAAATGTTAATGAAAATTCTAGTAACTCCTTTGTTTTTATCAATGAAAAGTTGAGTAATCACGCGAATAAAATTGCTGAAATTATTGAAAAAAATTGTGATAAAGAAAACTAGAGCAAATATTCTGGAATGTGTTCTGAATTGCACAATAATATTAAGTTTTGCAATGAATGTTTTACTAATTCATAGTTTCGATCTTCCCAGTTTCGGTTTAAATTTTTTAGGAATATGTAATCAAAATTATCCTCAATTAAATTAAAAAAATCATAAAAATCCTTTGTAAATTTCCAGAATTGTTCTGATTCACTAACTCGGTTTACTACGTATTCTGGTAATTCAAGAATTTTTTGGTCAAGTTGATCTTGTGCACTTATTAGAAAGGAAGAATTTGAAAAATCACACAATTTCCATTTTTGGCGATCATCAATCACTATATTTTTCAATTCGAAATTGCTATATACGACGTGTTTAGAATGAAGATTAAAAAGTTCATTTGTTATATTATTAACACAAGTGTTTATAATTTTTGGCGAAATATTGTCAATAATCTTTTCAAGCGAATAATTATATTTCGGCATTATAATTAAGGCACAATTTTCAGATATAACATTATGTATATTATTATTGTGTAAGAAATTTGTTATGAAATATTCGTTTTTGAATTCGTTCGTATTATTGTTAGCCATAATAAATTTATAGCAATGCCGATCATATTTTAAAACAATACTGTTTTTTTTGGTTTTTATCTTTTCTATTTTCAAGTTTTTTTTTGATGTTTTTGTATTTTTCAATTCATTTGACATTGTTTCAAATAAACATGACTCAGAACGAGACAAAGTTTTTCTTAAATCTTGTTGCGAAGGAAGATTTATAGATTTTTTTTTATTTTTTTTAAACAATTCGAACATTTTTAAAATAAACATATATATTTTTTCATAACAAACGCACTTTTAACTTATTTTAAATAACACTATAATATAACTCATTTTTGTCTGTATTTTCATTAAAACAACTTCAACATAAGTTCAACAAAACTTCAATTAGAAATTTAAACGCATTTCAACCAATCTTAATAATATAAAAACAAACTTAAAAAACGCACATTTTTAATAAATTCTTGTTTTCTGTTATAATTATTTTTATAACTGTCTTTTACCGAAAATTAACTTCAACATAAGTTCAACAAAACTTCAAACAGGTATTTAAACGCACATTTCAAACTGTTTTGAAATTTTTTTAAACATATAAAAACAAGACTACAACTAAGTTTTAAGATTTACAAAAATGTTTCTCAAAATTTGTTTTCCAAAGAAGAAAGATGTCATACCATTTTCTGCCGAATTTGACAACACTACCAAAGTATCGCATATGAAACTTGATAAGAAAAGAAAACTTCCAAATAAGGCTCTCGCAAACAAACGTTCCTGTATTTCTAAAGAGCTCGATTACGACGATGCATATGAAAATGAAATCGATATTGATTTTAAACTTATGAAAACTAATGAAAAGCTCGAATTTCTAGACAATCAGCTTGACGATTATAAGAAACGGTGTGTAAATATTTACACGCCGTTTAATATGGTTATGGTTTCAACTGTAATTAGCACATACTTCGTAAGTGCTCTTGTGCTTCTTTTTCATGGAACTTTTTACATTCTTGAAAAATTTGTTGCTTAGATTTCACAATTTCCAAAAAAAATAATATGTGCGTCAAAAAACATATAAAAATATAAAATTATAGAATTAATAAGAATTAAAAAAATGTCGTCTTCTAATTTGTCGAAGTTTAACCAGGTGCTCTTTTCTTTCGTCGGCGATTTAAAGAAAATGGATCTTGGTATGAAATCGGAATTGTCTCAGCTCGAAAATTTCCTTGAAATTACTCGTGTCACGCCTCGGACAATTATCAATATCTTTCAGCAATATTTCCTAAAAGACGTATTTGTCAAGAGTATCATTAAAAATGACTTCAAATTTTTCTGCATGTACAACGACTTCTCCGCTATTCCTGAAAAAGATCGCAAAATTGCGTCGGGTGTTATAGGTAAAATTCAAGAAATTGCCAAAACTCTTATTGAGACAAATCAAACGGATAAAATAGTTACAATCTTCAAGAACCTTAAAGTTTTGGCATTCTTTGCATATTCTGATGTAGGTCTTGATGCGAAAGCTAAATTTGCTTCTTTAGTCGCTTAACCATATATATTTTTCTATTTCAAATAGTCAAGTAGAGATTGTATAGTTTTTTTACCTATTTTCACATTATCATTTTTAATTTTATTTAGAAATTCATCAATATTTCTATCTAGAACTTCTATAAGTTCTGTAAATGTAGTGTAGTGGTTAGCGATTGTGGTTGCAAGTTTCTTGCTTACTAATGGTATCTGTGCTAACTGTAATATAAAGCAATTTTCTTTTGTTAGATTAGATTTCTTCTGAATTTTAACAGTGTCAATATAATTGATTTCAGTTGCTCCAGTCTCAAAATAAGATTTATCTTTAACACATTTATCAAGCAACGTTTTAATCAATTTTGCTGTATGTGAAACGGAATCAGATTTTATAACAAAAATGTTATACTTTAATAGAAGACGAATACAAATTTGATCATAAATATTTTTGAATTCTTCATCAACCTGTCCTTCAAAGATATATATTTTCTTTAGAAAATCACTTGACAAAATCCTTGCCTTCTGTTCGCTGAACCGCCCATCTTTCAAACTTGATTTTAGATCACTGATAGTTTTACGTTCAATTATTAGGATATTCACATCATCCTCACGAAGCTGTATATCACCAATGGCAAGACACTCTGTATCACACTCATCACCATAACAATCAATTAATGATTTTTCACGATAATCTATAAAAACTTTCATATATTGAAATTATCTAAAATCATATTTTTATATGAATTTTTTAAGTTAGTTGCCATATTAGGGTAAAAATATACTCTGACCTAATAAGGGTGTATTTATCTTCAACATACGCTCTAATTAAAATTTTTATATGTGTGCCAATTTCATAAAAGAGCATATGTAATACTACTATTTTCTTGTAATTTTTTGATATGTCATTATGTTCTGTTTCTAAATTTTATATATGCTATAATTATATAAATCAATTATGATGAAAAACTTAAGAGCGCTTGGTCTTGTCGCTGTTCTTGTTGCCACGGTAGTAATAGTCTCAGTCCTTATTAAACAGAAAAAAATCCGTGTAGAAACCTTTGATGGTATTACAGAAAATTCGGATTCCCGTGTTGAACTAGACGTTCCTCCTGTAGGCACAAATATTAAACCTAGAAACACACCTGTTGCGCTCAACAAGGACGAAATTGAATCTGAATTTCTTTCAAATGATGATTCGTCCAATCTTGTCGTTGAATCGCCTGTTGATAAAACAGCTGTAAAACCTTCTGAGCTTCTTCCCAAGAACGAGGACGGTTCCAACTGGGCTGACGCTAACCCCGTCATTGATGGCAACATGGATCAGAGCTTCCTTAACGCTGGTTTCCACGTTGGTATTAACTCGGTTGGCAATTCTCTTCGCAACGCCAATCTCCAGATTCGTTCGGAACCAGCCAATCCTACCGACAACGTTTCGCCTTTCTTAAACTCGACCATCACCCCTGATCTTGAGCGTCGCCCTCTTGAAATTGCTTCGGAGGATGCCTCTGCTTTCAACGTTCTTGGCTACGGTGCTGAATCGAATTTTGAATCTCTCGCTTAATTTTCATAAGGTAACAACAGCTTGACACCTTTTGAATTTTGAGACACAAATGTAATGTGTGAGATTTTGTAAGGAAGATTGGTAATTCTTTGAGAAATTAAGCGAAGACGATCGAAAGGTGTTACTACCTGCATTCTAAATGGAAACATTCTAAAATTTTCATAAAATTTTTCATTTAGAAAAATACAAATATTCTCAAGTCTCGTAATGAACGGGTCTTTTGTAACATCAATACCGCAACACATAATAATATCATTAACTAAAATAAAGAAACGTCCGTCGTTTGCGTAAACACGTGTTGCTTCCAATAATGTCCCTTTGAAAATTTCTGGGTCACAACGGTTGTCAAGTTTCAGAATAAGTGTTTTTGGTAAAACGAATCCACCTTCAATTTTACGACATATAATGAAAGCACGATCGCTTCCTTTATAATTAGTAAAATATACGTAGATTTTCAAGTCATCTGGAATTGCAAGTGCAAACGCTCCTGTTTGAAGTTTGTTTATATTGCCCGAATTCAAAGAAATTGAATTTGAAATGTTTTTTTCAGGCAATATAATGTTTGTCTCCTTTTGAAAATGTTTGATGAATTCAGCCGTTTCATCTGTTTTAAGGTGGGAAATATGGGAACCTCCAAATAATTTTTGATTATTCATTTTGTAAATCTTAAAAATAACCCTGCGTCTTATTTTTATATGTTTTTTTCAAAACATTTTTAGAAATTTTATTAGGAAAAAAATATAAACTTTGATAATTTACAAACACACCAAAAAATCCCTTATTAAATTTTTAAAAATGTTATGTAAAATAAAATACAAAAAATATATAATCATATAATAAGAATGAATTATTTCACCGATATCAATTATGAGCACATTCTCGAATCACTGAAAAATTTCGATGACAATGACAGTATCTTTAAAATAGAATATAATGGTAATATTGGTATCAAAGATTATGGTTTAAAGGATAATGCGGAGTTTAATAAAAAAGAGATGATACGACTACTAGATCGTTGTGATAATCCTAAAAATATCAATCTAAAAAAAGTAGCGTTTGGTTCCAATACTCTTGAAATTAAGTGTGGTGATTACTTGGTGTCTATTCAAGGTGATTTTTACATTAAGTCCTTTTTAAATGTGTCAAAAAAGTTATCAAATCTTTCCGAATTACCTGAAAAGGCAGTATCTATTATCAAACTCACAACAGACTCTATTACTGATGGGAGACACAATCTTCAAATTTTAAATCAGAAATATAAGACTATGTCAACTGATGACGTAGATTTCAAGAAAACGTATGGATCAAGTTTAAAAAAGTATTCGTTATCATCTGTACATAAATATAGTTGCCAAAATTTTATTATCGAATGTTCCAGTACAAAGAAATTTGAAAATGTTGATGAATTAGTTAAAATCATGAAATCAAACAATACATCAAACTTTCATAAAATGTCTATAAAATATTACAAAAATCCGTATATTGAAACCAGTAGTGATATTGATGATTTGAATAAAATTCTCAATTTTACACTTATTAATTCTATAAGAAATACAAAATATACAATCGATTTTGAACAATTAAAAAATGTCAAACATAATTTTGATAGAACTAAAGTATTTAAAAAACAAATAACACCTATGACACTAACAAAAGAGCGTTATTATGGACTACTCGAAGAACTAAATATTAACAAAAGTAACAATGATGATTTCAATAATGATAAAATTACCGATAAACCTCTTATGGCTGCGTATAACGTAACATCAAAAACAGATGGAGTACGGACACACGGTTATGTTGATGAACAAGGTGAGTTATATTTATTTACAAAATCAGAAGAACTCCCTCAATATACCAATATAAAATTTGATAAGAAATTACATGGGACTATATTTGATGGAGAGTACGTCATAGAAGATAATTTGAAAAATTTAATTAATGATTTTGTTGTATTTGATATATTACTTTATGTAAATAACGATATATCTACCAAAGATTTTTATGAAAGAAAGGATTTGATTGATCAAATTATTGATAGTGAAAATTTAACAGAAGATAAGTATTTTAAAATCATGAAAAAAGAATTTTTAGATATAAACATTAATACCATTCATGATAACTCCAAAAATAAACTCTTTGATACCAAATACGATATCGATGGTTTGATATTTACAAGTAATGATACACTCGAAAATATACAAAAAGCAAAAGGAAATAACATTCATAAAGCATTCAAATGGAAGAATAGTGACTTTCTATCAATAGATTTTAAACTTGGTCCAAAATCAAAAGAAGTTTCAAAAATTATTAAAGAAAATGACACATCAATCATAAAAAAATACAGAGTGTTTGACTTATTATTAAAAGCATCAAAAAATCCAAATCTGCAAGTTTATCATCCAATTTCATATAAAGATTTTATAAATGGAATCGATTCTCCTATGAAACCAGGTGAATTACATAAATTTAAACCATTTAATCCTACTAATGATAATGCCGGTAAGATTGAGATCGAAATAGAAGATGGTAAGATGTTTTGTGAAAAGTCTGATCAGGGTTTGAAATCGTATTCAAAAGATTATTCAAAGGAAATTAAGAAAGATGCTATAATTGAGTGTATTTATGACTCTGAAACACTTCGTTGGGTTCCAATACGTGTTAGAAGTGATAAAGATGTTCCAAATGAATATTCGGTATCTCTTGACATTTGGCAGTCACTTAATGTTACAAATCATGATCCAATTACATATGAAAACATAACTAACAAAAATAGTATAATTAAAGAAATTGATGAGAATCAAAAAATTTATTACACTGAAAAAGAAGAATACGGAAAAGAGTCAACCAAACAAAGAAAAGCAGATGAGAATATTCGTGCGTTTCATCGTCTTAAAGTTAAAAAGAAACTTTTTGCTGATGTACAAAATAAATTAAAAAACAAAAATTTAAGATTACTTGATATTGGTTCTGGTAAGGGAGGTGATTCTAAGAATTATCTTGCATATTTTGACAGTGTTGTTGGAATTGATCTATCATATGATAATGTCGAGAATGGTAAAGATGGAGCATATTCCCGATTGAATAAAATTTTGCATAAAGAAGGTATGAATGAGAAACGAATTAGAGAAAAATTCACATTTTTAGTTGGAAACGGAACAGAAAATTTCGCAGACCCAAAAACTTTCAAAGGCGAATACAAAGATATAGCCAAAAACAAAAATCAAGGAATTTTCTCTAATGAACAAACATTTGATTGTATTTCTGTGATGTTTTCCATACATTACATGTTTGAAAATCAAAAAACATTTGACACATTTCTTTCAAATATTAAAAATAACTTGAAACCAGGTGGCCTTCTTATTGGATGTTGTTATGATGGTGTAAAAGTTCTTGAAAAACTTGAAACCAATAAAAAATATGAAATCAAAAAAGGTGATGACATTATTCTACGAATCACAACAAAGAAAAAACACAACTTTGATGATAAAATATATCTTGGAAAACAGATTGATGTTCTTGTAAATTCTATTGGCAATACAATCCCAGAATATCTTGTTAATTTTGATTTTATGAAGGAAAAATTAGAATCAATTGGTTTAGAAGAAGTTTCCACCGACAATTTTAAGAAATTTTATGAAGGTGAACAATTCCAATCCCATGAAAATACGAAAAAACATATACTTACAGAAAAAGAACAGGAATTCTCATTCCTTAATCGTTCATTCATTTTCAAAAGACAAAAATAAATTGTAAATTTTATATATTATATGATATATGAATTTATTTTTTTTACTTTTTGGACTTGTAAATTCATTTGAAAATATTTTAACACCAAGA